GTGGTAATTGACCATAATACTATAATACTATTATTCCGTTTTCATTCCTTTCGTAACCTCTGTAACCGGTAGCTATACCAGTCTCTAAATAAAACCTCCAATCTGCTATGGCGTTTTTATATGCATTACGCCCTTCTTCAATCATTTTTTCGCTTAGCGTATAGCACTCAACGCTATATGGGTAATTTGTTTCTATTGCTATAAACACAAAGTTTTTCGGGTCTATGCCTAGCATATCGCTATAAAAAGTAGCTTGTAAATGATAACCCCATTTGTAAACGTCGCTTTTAAATGCTCTAGGGCTATTGTCTTGACAACTCTTTGGGTCTGAAATAAAGCCTAGCATTTTATTAATGCAGTCGGGCCTTACCCTTACATCTACGCCTTCATAAGTTGTATAATGCGAAAGTTCAATATCGCCTTTAGTATAATAAACCGCCTGCTCGTTGGCCTGAAAATTATCTTTAATTTTTAAAATAATTTCATATTGGTCTGCCTCAATAACGCTTTTGCCTTCTGCTAGTTTAACTTGCTTCGCAGCTTGCTCTTTGCCGGCCTTTGTGCGCTTATCTATTTTAGGCGATACATAGAACTCATCGTAAAAGTTTTCCGGCTCTAAAACCGCCGTATGGATTGCCGTACCTAATTGCAAAGCGTTACCATAACGCGGGGCCTGGTTAAGGTAATGGTAAACCGATTTTTTATGTATTGTCTTTAAAGCGCTTGAACTTATCGCCTTGCTTTGGTGGTAAACTTCGTTTGTTTCTACTTTTGTAATCATATCAAATTTAATTTTTGTAATAATTTAATAAACCAACTTCTGTTCGCATAATTTTCTGCCTCTTGTGGCGTAAGTATCTCAACTCTAATGCCGTGCTTTGTTTCGCGCTCGTAATAAACCAAACCCGACTCTAATGTTTTAAATTTTTTCATAATAAATAATTTGCTAATGTTTTACACTGCTAAATTAAAAAAATTCTTTTAATTACCAAACTATTTTTAAAAAATATTTTAAATAAAAAAAGCGGCCCATTATAGACCGCCTTTTTGTTTAGGTTAGTTTCTACCGTTAAAATGGTAAATCGTTAGGAGCTTCTGCCAAAGCTGGTGCTGTCTCAAAGCTGGCAGTTTTAGCTTCTGGCTTCCAAGTATCTACTTGTACCTTAACGTTTTTACCGTATTGGTCTGGTTCTTTTTTCTTAGAAATATCCAGCTTAACATACGTTTTACCGTTGTACTCAAATAGGTGTTCTTTTGGTAAATCACTAAGGCAAACCGTTACCTTAAAAAATTCGCCATACTGACCACTAACTGTTTTACCGCTTCCCGCGTAAATTGCTTCTTGTTTTTCCATAATTATTATTTGTTTAATTTAATTTGATTATCGTTTAATTTTTGCAGCACCTTGCAAATTGCATCGGGCGTACCCTTAATTTGTATTTTGGCGCTTGTTTTACTTTCGTATATAACCTCGATGTCTTGTATTGTTGTCGTCTGCATTATATACTAAATTTAGATTTTATTTGCGCTCTGTATTCTTTTTTCATTCTAAAGGCGGTCATAACCTTTTCAGCTTGTACTTTAGTACCGCTAAGTGTTCCCTGTAGTTGGCTATCAGTTAGCCAAGGCCTAGCATCTTCTTTTTTCTCCTGGTTGCTTACCGCATTGCCTACTTCCTCTGCGCTTGCAATTGACGTATCAATACCAATACCTAAATAACCCAACGCCCTGCCTAATGCGCTAGTAAAACCGTTTTCTAAAAAGCTAGTCTTGTTTATATAGCTACTATCTCGGTATTCCTGGGCGTGCGCCGTTACTACAGGCCTATGTTTTTCGTTTAATATCTCAACTTTAAAAACGCCCTCTTTGTCGTCTAGCCTTTCAATAGTCTCAATAATAGCCCAATCTTTAAATGTGGATTTAGACCTAAAATGTTTTAGACGCTCGTTTACTGTAATGTAATCATTCCCTTTAATGTTTACTGCTTTCATAATAATTTGCTAATGGTTAAACTTCTATTTTTAATCCTAATTCTCTAAGCGCCATAATATCCGAAACGGTTAGCCTAGTTGGTTCGTCTAATTTGTTTTTAAGCGTTGGCATAGTACAACCTAAATGCGCGCATACATCGCGCTTCAATAGCTTCTTTTCTTTTAACTGTTTTCGTATATCCATATATAAATAATTTCTACAAAAATAAAAATAAATTTTCAATTAAAAAAATATTTTACATAAAAAAAGGGGCAGCAATCCGAAAATTACCACCCCTAGCAAAGAAACAAAAAAGGGAATCTTTATACTATGCCGCCGTCTTGTAAAGTCCAATGGACATCTAAATCGGCTCTGCCTGCTGCTGCTGCGCTTGTGTATTTAGTTGGCGTAAATGTAGCCGTAACGCCATTTTTAACATTCTGCGGCCCCCAACCATTGTATATTGCATCTAAATTAGTAGGCGTTAAGCTTGTATTTAACATAAATTCACTTGCATTACCTACGTTTGTAACGTCCCAATTACTAATATCAATATTTAAGTTAGCGCACTCCTGGAACATTGCCTGGATACTTATAATATCTGCCATATTCCATTCGTTTATTCTATTAATAGTAGTTAATGTAGTACAAGAATTAAAAGCTGAATAAAAGTTTGTGGTATTAGTAAAATTAGGTACGTCTGTAACTTGCGATAAATCTAAATTTCCGCAACCTGCAAAATACAATCCAAAATTAGTACCACTAAATCCTGATCTAGTTAGTCTTAAATCTCCCCATTGTTTTATAGAAATTATTTTATCGTCATCTGTAACAACTCTAAACCCTTCTATTGTTCCTGTTATTCTAATTTCATAAATTCCTTTAACGGCGTAAGCGTGTGTTCTGTTATTATAAGCAGTAATTGTTTCAACGTTACCGTCGCCCCAATCTACGCTAAAATTATAATTTCCTTGGCTCATAAGCCCTAACATAACGCTAAATTCATTAGTTGAACCTCCGCTTATATTTCTAGTGTCCCAAACTGAAACAAACGTTCCTGTTGAAGGCGGCACTGGGCAATTAAATAATCCTGTTGCACTTACATTTCCAACACTTGTGCCGCTAGTCGCTTGACCTGTAACAATATAATCTACAAAAGAGGCGTCTCTTACTCTTTCATTAATTCCTAAAGTTAATTCTGTAGTTGTTTGTCCGGTTATATAACCAGTGCTGCTATCGCTACATTTTTCTAAAGTGTAATAATTTATTGTTGGTATAATTGGGCAGCCAACTTCTCCAGTGTCGGTTACTGTGCCAACGCTTGTGCCAGTTGTGGCTGTTCCTGTTACAATATATAAGTCGCTGCCAACACTAACCCTATCGTTATTAGATAGTGCTATTTCGGTAGTCTCTTGACCTGTTATCCAACCCGTGCTATTATCGCTACATTTTTCTAATGTATAATGTAATGGTATTGGCGCCGTACATTCAGTAACTCCTGTAACTTCTCCAGGCTCGCCACCAAACAAACTAATATAAAAGTTGTTTGCCATTAAATACGAACCGCTAGAAAGTGGGCTTGTTAAATTAGCCGTATTATAAACCTTATTGCCATTTGTTGGGTATGTACCAACGCCATCGTGGTATGCCGTTATATTAGGCACTAAACCGCAAGGGCTAGGGAATTGGTCCGTGGAACGTAAAAACGCCGTTAAACTTGGCGGTATTGGACAACCTACTTCGCCAGTATCTGTAACCGTTCCAACGCTTGTACCTTCGCTAACTTCGCCAGTAACTACGTAATCTACCAAACTAGCATCTTGAACCCTATCATTAATAGCTAAAGTAATCTGCTCTGTATTTTGAGCAGTAACCCAACCAGTTGTGTCATCGCTACATTTTCTAAGTGAATAATATAAATCTTCTAAACATTGATCGCTTATTTTAGTAATTTCTATTGCAGTAGTTCCAGCAACTCTAAACGGTTCTGTTTCGGCGCAAAAGTCATTACTAGAACTGTCAGCATTTACTATAAACTCCTGGTAATTGCCTTCACAATCATAATATCCTATTGTAACGTTGTCAAGTAAATCATTATTTTGAACCTGGTAGGTAGAACATTGATTTGTAGCGACAACTGGATAGGATATTTGACTACTATTAAATGTAGTTTCAATATCTGTTTGCTGATCGCCAAGGTGTGAATTAAAACTATATTGGTTCGCCTTTACATTAAATTCTAGTGTATCAATTACTAAAACTTTTTCTTGCGTGTAGGTGTTAAAATTAATGTATAAGCGGTCTATTAATTGTATTGGGGACTTATTATCTATTTTCTTTAAAGTACCCTCAAAACGCTCCATTTTAAGCCTATTGTCGTTAATACGCTGCTGGGCCGTTAAATCTTCTATAAACTTTGGCGCAATATCGCCGCTTCTTAAAAACTTAGTTATATAACCTTCTAAGTTTAAACCAACAGGCTGCATATAACCTTTTTGAAATCTGTTAAAGCTACTGCCTTGGTAAATATCTTTGTACTTTAATTTATTAGTTAGATTTTTTAATGTTGTTTGTGAATTGCTAGTTTCTAAATTTTTAGAATCAAATATTAAAGTTTCGCTTTCAACGTCTGGCGCATCTAAATACAACAACGTTTTCCAGTTCATTTGAACGCCACCAATAAAGGCAGCAATATGAGCGCCTCCAGCATCTTTTTTAGGCTTGCTAAATCTAAAACTAATATCGTAAGGCTTATAATTTGCCGTTACATTTGGGCAGTTATAAGTTATTTCTTTTTTATATGTAAGCCATTCCCCCCTACCAGAATAAACAAAACTGTTTACAAATGGCGTTTCAGTCCATACGCTAGTTAATTGGTCGTAATAAAAAGTTTGGTAATTATCGGTATAAGCGCCACTAACATATTCCCTAAATCTAGCTACTATTTGAAAGTAAACAAAGTACCTTGCAATCGTACCCTGGAAACCTCCGTTTTGCATTTGCACCTCAAAACTAAAATCAAATTTTGTATTGTCATCCTCGCTGCTTTCAGCCTTAATTAAAAACGTATTAGAAAGTATATCTTCAAAAGCGCTAGTAGTACCTAATATTTTAGCAGACTTATAACCTTTAATTCCATTTGTGCCTATGCTTACAAATTCACTATCATAAACCCAGTCTGCAAAATCGCCCTCAAAATTACCGTTGGGTATATAGTTAAGTTGCCTATCTAAATTAACAGTATTTGAAACTTCTATTAAACCACCGCTTGTTTCTTTTAAAAGGTCGTCCCCAATAGGCAAAGCATCGCTTGGTATAAATACAGTATCACCTAATATATTATTGCTTTGGTAAGCGCCTAAATAATTATATTTTCTGTAAGTTATAGCTGCAAGCGTTGTAATATCTGCATTGTTTATAATAATCCAATCGCCATTGGCTTGAAATATACGACAATTAAACCCTGTTAAAATAGATTTTAAAACCTCTGCCGTATTAAATTTATAAGTATTTTCGTCGGTGTAAGTGCTACTATTTACAATAACATCTTCAAATACGTTAGTTATTGCAGCAGCGTTTTCCTCTTTTAAATTTGTTTTAACGTAAATATCAGCGTCAAAACCAGTTTCTTTTAAAGACTTGTGTAAGCATTCCCAAAGCGTAACCTCGTTATTAGGCGCAACAGGAAAATCAATTCCTTTAAGTAAACCTAAACCGTCCACGGCTTTAAAAGATACGTTAAAAGGCGCCGCAGATAGTTTCTGTTGGTAGGTGTCCTGTATTAAGAAACCTTGCCAAAATAACTGGTAATTATTTTCTGGGTCTTCGCTATTCCATAGTTCGTTATAATCCTGGTATTGGTCGTTTATGTCTTCCCAATATGGTTGCCTAGTTTCGGCGTAGTATATTTTTACTAAAAATTCTCGTTCGTCAAAATCGTAAAAATCTTCGTAGGTAACCGCATCAGTTTGTATTAAATTAATTGCGCAGTTAGAAGCTATAATTGGGTCGTAAAAATCGTTGTCTTGCTCCCATTTAATACTAGCAGGCGAACCGGCACCTATTAACGGGTAAATATAACCGTCATAGTTTTTCTGTAAAATATCTAAACGCCTTTTATTCCCTTCCGTATCGGAAAAATCCAAACGGTATTTTGCTCCGTATGCCATATTGTTATTTTATTCTGGATCTTGTTTTATCTGCTCTTTGCAAAGCTACTACTAAATCTTGACCCCTTACAATGAACTCGCCGTTTACGTTTACATTACCGCCACCGCCATTATTACCACCCATAAGGTTTTGCAATTTATTTAAAGGCGCTATAACCTCTGGATTGCTTTTTGCACCTGGATATTCCCCTACTAAAGCATTTACAGGGCCGCTAACAATACCCCCTTTAGCAAAGGCAGTTTGACCACCTCCGCCGCCACCAGCTATTTTACCAGCTTGCGCTTTAGCAAAAGAACCTAATGCAATTAACGCTATACCACCTGCAATTGCAATTGCGGGGTTTAATGTTTGTAATGCTTTTTTTATACCTTCAACTCCAATACCAATTGAAATGGCTAATTTACCAAGTTGAACAGCCATATTACCTACGGTGCCTAATATAACAGTAGATAAACTTTGTACTAAATTACCACCACCAGCAAGCGCACTTCCAAGGGCTTCGCCAATTCCTACTGCTAAATCATTTAAACCGCCTGTAACAATTTCACTAAGCCCAACGTTAAATGCTGATGCATTTTCTAAAATTTTATTATTACCTTCTTCAAAACCTATGGCTGCATTACTTACGCTTTCGTGAAGACTTCCGTAAGAATCTTTAACCACATTAGCGAAAGTTTCTACATTTGAAGTATCTAAAGCGTTTTCTAAGTTTTGCCCCATTGATAAAAGCAAATCGTCTACCCCAGAAATATCTCTTTCCATTTCAGATAAAAGCATATCTAGATCGTCTGGGACTGGTAATTGTGCTTTTGTTGTGTTTTTAGTAGGTGTTTTTTTAGGCTCAGGCGTTGCATTAGGTGTTAATATACTGCCGTAATCTTTAGCTTTTGGGGCTTGGCCTACATTAGAATCAATTTGCCCAACTCCGGAAGCTGCCGCTGCTGCTTTGCCTGCCGCTTTTCCTATCTTATCAGCTTCTGCCATAGCTAACCTGCCGGCAATTGACATTGGCGCAGCAATTCCACTTACAGCGGTTTTTAACTGTTCCCAAGTGCTTAGTGAAGGTGCAATTTGATTTGCAGCAGTAACAAATGCAGTACCAACCGCTAAAACTCCCGCAGCAATAGCAACGTAAGGGTTAGCAAGCATCGTTATATTTAAAGTTTTTACTCCAGCAATAAGTTTACCAATTACGGCGCTACTAGCAACCGTTGAAATTACCCCAGACAACGCGCCAAATGCAGTAATTATTTGACCAACGACAACAAGCGCTGGCCCTAATACGGTTATAATACCGCCTAATATAATAATAGCTTTTTTAGCTTCTGGGCTTAATTCCTGAAAACCTTTAAATAAATTCATTAAAGCCTTAGACGCGGCTTTTATATAAGGTAAAAACGTTTTTAATAACTCGCCTCCTAATTCAGTAAAAGCTACCCTAAGTTCGTTTAAACTTTTTTGTAATTTAAAAGATGCACTTTTTGAAGTTGCTTCAAACGCTTTAGCAGTTGCCCCTTGCGTTTTAGTCATATTATCAAATATCTGCCTAGTAGTATCTACGTTGGCGCCTAGTAAATCCATTACCCCGGATAAGGCCCTAACGTTTCCAAAAACTCTTTGAGCAGCGGTGTCATTACCTTCAAAATTTGCTTTTAATATTTCTAATGTAGCTAGTAAACCGTCTTCTTTTAAAGACTTTCTTAAACCAGCACTTGAAAGGCCCATTTGTTTTAGCGCCTGCTCTGCGTCTGTTGTGGGTTTTAATAAACTAGCAAATATACCCCTAACTTGTGTCGCGGCTTCTGCGGCATTTGTACCAGTCCTAGAAAGTGCAGCAAATGCAGCACCAACTTCGCCAAAAGAAACACCCATATTTGAAGCAATAGGCAAAACACGGCCCATTGAAGCAGCTAATTCGTCTGCCTCCAATTTACCTTCACGAACCGCGGCAACCATTACATCGGTAGCATCGCTAGCACTAAGAACCTGCGAACCGTATGCGTTCATAGCAGAAGTAGCTAAGTCGGCAACAATTTTAGTTTCGCCTAACCCTACCGCAGAAGCCTTTAACGAAGCGTTTAATACGTCCATTGCTTCGCTTCCACGCAAACCAGCAGAAGTTATAAAAAACAAAGCATCTGCCGCATCGTTAGCGCTTACGCCTGTTTCAGAAGCCATTTTCTTAGCAGCTTCGCCCATTTTATCTACTTCGGCACTTGCTACTCCTACTAACGATTTTATCTTGGTCATAGACTTGTCAAAGTCCACGCCCATTTTAATAGCAGCGCCACCAGCTAAAGCTAAAGGCAAAGATAGTTTTGAAAGGCTAGAACCTATCCCAGAAACACTTTTACCAAATGATTTTAGTTTGCTGCTCGCAGTATTTAAAGAGGCACTTAACCTAGAGGCGTCCCCTGTTAATAATACCTTTAATTCATTAGTAGCCATATAATATTTTTATATCACAAAAATAACCAAAAAAAGACACTTAATTAAGTACCTTATCTGCGAGCGCTTTAAACGCCTCAAATTCTTCTTTAGTAGACTTAGGCCCACTAGGTTTATTATAAACGTCCTGGGGTAGTTTAAATAGCTTATCTGGGGTAATTAGGTCGCGTTTTTTACCTACGTTAGTATTATATACCATAGAAGATAAATACCTAAACATTTCCCATTGTAGATTTGTATTGATTAAAAAATTTTCCCCCAACAGAGCGTTTTCCTTCCACGTATGCTTCCAAAACTTATCCGGTTCAATACCGGCTTGCCCTATATAATAGTCGGTTAAATCCTCCCACGTTAAGGAAGCTGCTACTTTTTTGTCGTCGCCTTTGTAGGTTTTGCATTCCTACTTATGCCGCCGTTTAAATCATTGCCTAAAATACGGCTTTCGGTAAGCGTATTAACCATTTCATTAAACTGTTCAGAAGTAACATCGTCTAACCAAGCGCCAACTTTATACAAATTGTAATCTATTTCGTTGCCTTCTTCTTGGTCGTTTGCTAATAAACCAGAATAAACAAGCGCCCTAATTGTATTAAGATTTAAGGAACTAGAAAAAACTTTGTCTATTTGGTCAAGTGAAATTTTAAGTTCGTCCGTAAAGGCCGCCCAGAAATTCATTGAAAAGTGAAGTGTTCGGTTTTTCCCACCAATAACTAGCGAGTAGTACCCTCTTTTTTTGTTTGCCATTTTGTTTCCTTTTTTAATTAATCGTGAAAAGGCGGTAAGTTAATACCGCCCTATATTATTAAACGCTTCCCTATGCGTTTGCAGACTTCACAATAGCGCCAGTAATGGTAATTGAACCACTATAAGATACTGGGCTTTCCATTTCAGCAGATTGCTCAATACTTGAAATGTAACCTTCGGCGGTGTAAATAGCATCGCCAGAAGCAGCCGTTCCAAATACCGCAGTTATTTGCGTTCTGTTAATAATGTAATCTGCTAATTCAATTGCGTTAGCGGTGTCGGTATAATCTACTAACCCCTCAAAAGAAATTTCTCCAGACCTTACGCCAGAAATAACCTCTTGCCAACCAGCGCTATTTTTAGTAGTCGCCTCTGGTAAATCGTGTGAAATAGTAAGAGTACACGAAGTAGTGTGTCCTACTGTGATATCTTCTACTTTAAGTAAAAGGTTAGTTCCGTTAAATACTCCTGTTGTTGCCATATTTATATTTTAAAATGTAATATTAATTTTTTTGTAAAGATAATATATTTTTAGTAACTGTTTAAGGGCAGTAAATTTAAACCCAAAAATTTAATTTATTAAATTTCATAGCCGCTAATGAATGATATTTTATTGTCCAAGACGTTCATTTTTATATGGGGGCTTTTACACCCCCTTTATTTAATTACAAGGTGTTTCGTTATATAGTGTTGTTACTTCTCCTGCGGTAATCGGTTTATTAAAAATTCTAAGCTGGTCTAATCTTTCGTTATAGTATTGCGTATTAAAATTACCAGCCGTACCAATTGCAACCCCTATATCTAATCCAGAACCTCCATAAGGATTTGAAGGTAACGATTGAGTGCTTACCAATGTGTTATTAATATATACTTTTCTTTGAAGGTTAGGAATATCTATTGAAACCGCAATATGATGCCATTGTGAATCATTAAATGTTTGTGTAGTTTGATAATCAGCGGCTACATTGCTATATCTTGTATAAAAATACAAAGTTCCATCAGCAAAATAATAAACATTTAAACTAATACCAAATCCATAATAAACACTATAAATAACACTATTCCCAGCCAAACCAGGCGAACTTGCATTCATCCAAAAAGAAACAGATTGAGATACTTTTTGATTTAAAACTCCAGATAATCCATTACTACCACGACCTAAGTCTATATAACCATTGTTAAAATCAGCTGCCAAATCAAAATACCCTTGTGGGTAAGTAACATTTGTTTGTACTCCGTTATAGTTACCACTTAAATCAAGAGGCGAACCATCTAAAGGATAAGCAGCAATACAACTACTATCTCCTAATATATCTAAGGTGTTTGTTGTTCCTGAGCAAGCAGCTTTAGTACAAGCCGTTTCATTGTATAATGTAGTAACCTCTGTTGCGTTTAAGGCTTTGTTGAATATTCTAACTTGGTCTATTGAGCCGTTGAAGAAATTAGTTGAAGGGGTGTGCGCTCCTATTGTAAGAGTTGCGGTTGACGTTATTGAATTATTTACTGTTTGTTCTGCTTGTCCTATAAAAGAACCGTTTATATATAACTTTAAATATCCACTTTCTCTTACTCCTACAATATTATACCAAGTGTTTGCGGATATTGGATGTATTACTGCATCTCCTGCCGCGCCTGTGTACCATTCAAATCTTACTTCGCTATTGACTTTTTTAAATCCAATGTGTTTATAAGTAGGAGCGCCTTCTCCAATAGAGAGTATTCTTCTATCAGTATCATCTAAGGCGGTAGTGTTAAACCAAGCTGAAAAGGTAAAATTACTAAATCTATTGTTAAAATCTACACCTATATTATTAGTAGTTATTGGTGTTGTTATTTTACTACTACTCCCATTAAAAACACCAGCTTGACCAAACACGCCTGTACCATAAGTAACATTACTTGCAGTACCGTTATAGTTGCCACTAACATCGTTAGCGTTACCATTTAATTGATATAAAGCAACACC